CGGCCTCGGCTATCAGACGTTCGGCGGGGTCGACCTGCGGTATCGCGGGGATACGCTGGACGACCATTCGCTGGGATCGCTGGTGCTGATCAAGGAGCCTGCATGACGACGACGCGCACGACCTGTAGAGATTGCGGATCCCCACTCGACACCGTCCTCAACCTCGGCACGCGCTACGTGTCGAGCTTCCCGCGGCCGGGCGACCCGCCGCTGCCCGCGGTGCCGCTCCACCTGACGCAGTGCGTCAAGCCGACCTGCGGATTGGTCCAGTTGGCGGACACGACCGACCCCGATCTCCTCTACGGCGGCGACTACTGGTATCGATCGGGTGTCAACGAGACGATGGTCGCGGAGCTGCGATCGATCGTCGAGCAGGCGAGCCGCTACACGCCGGTGAAGCGCGGATCGGTGGTGCTGGATCTCGGCGCGAACGACGGGACGCTGCTCGACCACTATCCGTCCGGCTGCCACCGGATCGGCGTCGAGCCGTCGGCGACCTTCGATCGTCCATCGATGACCGCAGACGAGTGGCGGACGGCCTTCTTCCCCGACGCCGACCTGATCGACGAGTTCCGCGGCCGGGTCCGCGTGATCACGTCGATCGCCTGCCTCTACGATCTCGACGACCCGCACGCCTTCGTCCAAGGCGTCGCCGATCTCCTCGCGCCCGACGGGATCTGGATCGTGCAGTTCCAGGATCTCGCGCAGATGCTCGCCGCGACCGCGTTCGACAACCTGTGTCACGAGCATCTCTTCTACCCGAGCCTGCACGCGATCGAACACCTGATCGCGCCGCACGGGCTGGAGGTGGTGCACGCGGAGCGGCGATCGATCAACGGCGGGAGCCTGCGGCTGATCATCAAGAAAGGCGGCAGCCAGACGATCAGCACCAGCGTGAACGACTGTCGCAAGGCAGAGGCGGACTGGCTCGGCTGGGAGGCGCTGGCGAAATTCAGCTGGCGGGTCAATCAGGCGGCGGCGCAGGTCCGCGGCGCGGTCGACGCGGCGAGGGCAGCGGGGCTGACGGTCGATCTCTACGGCGCGTCGACCAAGGGGAACACCCTCCTGCAGGTCGCCGCCCTCGGGCCGGATCGGATCCGGCAGGCGTGGGAGCGATCGCCCGCGAAAGTCGGCCGGACGACGGTCACCGGGATCCCGATCGTCAGCGAGGAGGCCGGGCGGGCCGATCCGCCAGCGAGCCTGCTGTGCAACATTTGGCAGTTTCGCGAGGCGGTGCTGCAGCGCGAGGCGGCGTATCTCGCGGCGGGCGGCGCGATGATCTTCCCACTCCCCGAGGTCGACGTCGTGCAGCAGGCGAGGGTCCGATGACGATCGAGATCGGGAGGAACCTCCAGATCGCGGCGATCGTGATCGCGCTGATCCTCGGCTGGTGGCACTACTCGGGGAAGCGGAGGAGCTGATGCCCGCCTACTATAACGAGCACGATCCGTTCGCGGCGGCGTGGCTGCGGACCCTGATCGCGGCGGGACTGATCGCGGCTGGAGAGGTGGATGAGCGAGACATTCAAGCCGTCCGAGCCGACGATCTGCGCGGGTTCACCCAGTGTCACTTCTTTGCCGGGATCGGCGGCTGGAGCTACGCCCTCCGCCTCGCCGGATGGCCCGATGACCGCGCCGTCTGGACCGGATCCTGCCCCTGTCAGCCGTGGTCGTCGGCGGGGAAACAAGCGGGTGAAGCCGACGAACGACACCTGTGGCCCGAGTGGTTCCGGCTCCTCGCGGAGTCTCGCCCTCCAGTCGTCTTTGGCGAGCAGGTTGCGGGCCCAGCCGGACTACGCTGGCTCGATCTTGTTTGCGGTGATCTGGAAGGTGCGGACTACACCGTCGGGGCGGCGGATCTGTGCGGCGCGGGCGCAGGCTCGCCAGACATCCGGCAGCGGCTATGGTTCGTGGCCGACGCCGACCGTGGAACAGACGACGCACAGCTACGGGCCGAACAAAGAGATTCAGTTGCGGTTGGGCGGAGCAGCAAGACTGGCGGATCTCGAGGATACTTGGCCGCAGGGGAGCAAAGCGAATCTGAGCGGGTGGCCGACGCCGACTGGTCGAGACATGGCCGGTCCCGTCGATCATACGGCGAGGGGCTACGGGATGCAGTTGAACGACATAGCCCGTCTCGCGAGTTGGGCAACCCAGACGACGCGCGATCACAAGGACGGGTCGTCGGACGGCTCAACCCCGATCAACGCCTTGTTGGGACGCCAAGCCTGGCTGGCTGCGTGGGCAACGCCGAAAGCAACAGACAGCAGGGGCAATCCGTACGAACCAACCGAGACGAGACGCACGGAACTCCGCAAGCAAATCTCGCTGGCGTCTGGACCGCCTGCGACTGGATCCCCTGCCGCGACGGCAAATGGCGGCCAGTTGAACCCGGCACATTCCCGCTGGCTCATGGGCTACCCGCCCGCGTGGGACGATTGCGGGGCTACGGTAACGCGATCAAGCCGCAGGTCGCCGCGATCTTCATCCGCGCCGCCGAGGAGGCCCGCCATGAAATCGCCTAGACCCCGCGTCGGCGCCCCCGACGGCTGGTCGACCGACGACTGGGCGACCCCGCCCGAGTTCGTCGCCAAATTGGAGGCGGAGTTCGGCAAATTCGATCTCGATCCCTGCGCGACCGACGCCACCGCGAAAGCCGATCAGTACTTCACCCGCGAGGAGGACGGCCTGCAGCAGCCGTGGTTCGGCTCGGTCTTCGTCAATCCACCCTACAGCCACCCGGAGCCGTGGATCGTCAAGGCGATCCGCGAGGTCGGCGAGGGGCGAGCGACGAGCGTCCTGCTGCTCCTGCCGAACGCGACCGACACCGAGTGGTTTCATATGCAGGTGCTGCGGTGCTGTCGGGTGCGGTTCCTGCGCGGCCGGATCGCGTTTCTCGGGCCGGAGGGGCGGCCGATCGGATCGCCGCGGGCCGGGAATGTGCTGGCGCTGGTGACGAGCGATCCCGACGAGGAACGGAAAGGCTTCCATCTATGACTGATCCCACGAATACCGCCGCCCCCGCGCCGACCTGGGTCGTGATGCCCGTCCTCGGCGCGCGCGACTACACGATTCCCGCGATCGCCGACGTCCTCGCGCAGACGGTGCCGGTCCGCCTCCTGATCATCAATCAGGGGGTGGAGGATGCCTTCCGCGAGGAGCTGGAGCGGATCGCCGAGGCGCACGAGGATCGGGTCTTCGTCTGGAGCCATCAGCCGCCGCTGCCGAGTCTGGCCGCGACGTGGAACCGGGCGCTCGACTTCGTGTGGGCGTGCGGCGGCGATCGGGCGTGGGTGGTAAATAACGATGCTCGCTTCTTGCCGGGCACTGTCGCCTGCCTCTCCGAGATCCTGACGAACACCCTCGCCCTCTTCGTCTCGTGCGTCGGCGTGACCGAGCGACAATTCGACGAGGCACGCACGCACCTCGGCGACGGGCGGATCGTGATCGACGATGATCGGCGTGGGGGACCGGATTTCTCCTGCTTCCTGATCGCGCAGGAGTGTCACGAGGCGTTTCGCTTCGACGAGGGGTTCATCCCCGCCTACACCGAAGATCTCGATCTGCACCGGCGGATCATGCTCGCGCGGCAGGGCCACCGGATCTTCTCGGTTGACGTGCCCTTCCTCCACTATGCGTCGGGCACGCTGAAGTCTGTGGACGCGAAACAGCGGCAGCAGATCGAAGCGGCGATCAACGCGGGGAGCCGCGCCCACTATCAGCGGAAGTGGGGTGGGCCAGTGAATCAGGAGCGGTTCTTCGCCCCCTTCGATGCCGAGGACAAGACGATCAAGGACGGGACGATCTTCGAGGGACTCCCCAATCCGCCAACCACGCCAGCCTTGCAGGAGTACTTCCGTGGCCGGTAAGCATCCAGACGATCTCCCGCTCACCGACGATCCGATCTCGGTCCAGCGCGACCGTGCGATCCGCGATGCCCGCCGAGGCGACGACGCCGACGATCCCCGCCGCACGGAGTGGTACGCCTTCTCCACCGAGATCCTGGAGATGATCTGCTCGGACGAGTACCGCTGGGCCGAAGACACGCTGGAGGGGATCAAGACGACCGTCGAGCAGCGGCGGGCGGTCACGCCGGGGCAGCGGAAAGCGGTCGAGAACATCCGCGCGGCGAGAGAGCGGAGCGACGGCTGGCGGCGGCGGTACGAAGGTCGGTAGATGCCGCGCCTCGCGAAACCTTCGGCCTGCTGCGGCTGCACCCTCGAACACAAAGGCACCGGCTACGCCCCCGCCGACGGCCCAGCCGCCTCGTGGCTCCTGCTCGTCGGCGAAGCCCTCGGCGCCGTCGAAGCCCTGACCGGCCGCCCGTTCATGGGCGACGCCGGCGGCATGCTCACGCGGCTGCTGCGCCTGCTCGGCTGGGATCGATCGGCGATCCGGATCGCGAACACCATTTCGTGCCAGCCCCCTGGTGACTGGTTCGACGAGCGGGCGCCCTGGTACTGGAAGGCGCTCGCGTTCTGCCCCTACCTTGATCCGGTGCTCGCCGAGGGGCACCAAGTCGTCGTGCCGATGGGCCAGACGGCGTTGAAGCGCGTCCTGCGGATGGAACACAGTAAAAAGATTCGCGTGCAGGACTGGCACGGCGCGATCGTTCGCGATCCGACGAATCGCTACTGGACCGTGCCGACCTACCATCCCAGCTACCTCCAGCGCGGCGCGCACAATCTGATCGGCGTCGTGCTCTGGGATCTGCAACGCGCGGAGCGGGCACGCGATCAGGGGGCCCCGACGCCCACTGGAGATCTGATCATTGATCCACCGATCGACTGGTTCCGGATGTGGGTTGATCAGATCGTCGCCGCACGGAGGCAGGATCGCGAGGCGTACCCGATCTCAACCGACGTCGAAACGCCAGACAAGGCCGGTGGGCGAGACGAGGGGGAGATCACCGCCGAGGATCGCAGCTATCAGATTCTTCGCGTCAACACGTCCGCACACCCAGACGAGGGCATCACGGTGCCATTCGTCGGCCCCTACATCGATGAACTCCGGCGGCTCTGGCAGTCCCCTGGCCCTGTGTGGGGATGGAACCTCGAGTACGACTGTCCACGGTTACTGGCGGGGCAACAGATCACGGAAGCGCAGCGGACCGCGTGGATCGACTTGATGTGGCTCGCCCACTACCTCCAATCGGATCTCCCCCGCGGGCTTGGCTTCTGGGATCCCTTCTACGATGATCGTCCGCCGTGGAAGCACCTCGCGGATGCCGATCCGGCGACCTACGGGGGCGAAGACGGACTCCGTACACAACGCGTGGGGTTCGGGCTGTATCGCGATCTCCAGAACCTCGGGATGTTCGCGGGCGCGATGCGGCACACGCACCACTACCACACGGCGGTGCTCCGGCCGGCGCAGCTCGTCGGCGTGAAGGTCGATCGATCGCGGCTGATCGTCTTCAAAGAGGATCTCGCCGACAAGGCGCGGCAGCAGCTGGCGGCGATCCAGGCGTGCATCCCGCCCGAGCTGCAGCCGCTGACGCCGAAGGGCGGGCTGACGCGGCCGCCGCTGCCGGATCTCCAGCATGCGCGCGCGAGCAACCTGACACGGAAGGGGACCGTGCGGGCCGGGAAACCCATCCCCGAGATCAAACAGGAGCTGTATGCCCAAGCGACCGTTGTCGAGAAGATTGTCCTCAAGGAAGTGCTCGTCTGTCGGACCTGCGAAGCTGTTGACATTCAGCGGCGACACCGTTGCCAGCCTCGCGACACTGCTCGTCGGTCTTCTGATGCGGGAGACGCGGTGGGTGGACAAGTGGTACCACAAATTGAACTGGCGGTTGCATCTGTCCGTCGCTGGTTCTGGCAGGAGCCCTTCAACCCCGACTCTCCGCCGCAGGTCCTCGGCTACCTCAAGCACCGGAAGCACGCGCCCGGCCGCACGAAGAAAACCGGGAAAGACTCGACCGACCGCGAAACCCTCAAACGGCTGACCCGCACCGGCGATCCCTTCTACGCGGCGATCCTCAACTACCGCGCGATCGCGAAGGTGAAAGGGACCTACGTCGAGGGCACCGAACGCCGCCTCGACGCCGACGATCGCCTCCACCCGCAGCCGTCGTTCAAGCCGAGCACCATGCGGCTGTCCTACGTCAACCCAAATATTACAAATGTCGTCGCCGACAAGGATCAGGCGGCGACCCTCGCCTCCGGGTTCCGCCGCTGCCTCGTCGCCTCCCCCGGCTGTCAGCTGATCGAGGTCGACTTCTCCGCGATCGAAGCGGTCCAGACCGGCTGGTGCGCGCGCGACCCCATGCTGATGCGGCTGGCGACGCTCGGGATCCACTCCTACCTGATCGCGCTCCGCATGAAGGATGCGCCCGACCTCTCGGCGTCCGACGACGACATCCGCCGGCACCTGAAGGCGATCAAGAAAGCCGCCGGCACGCTCCTCTACGATCAGGTGAAGCACACGGTCTACGGCGTCTTCTACGGGCAGACGGCGTATGGCCTCGCGGCGACCTGGCCCGATCTCTATCCCGATCTCAAGACCGCCGAGGCGCACGTGCGGTTCATGTTCGACACGCTCCCCTCGGTGCCGATCTTCCAGCGCGCGGTCCTCGACACCGCGGCGACCGATCATCAGCTCGGCGGCGCGCGGGCGTATGCCTTCAGCCCGGGATCCGGCCCGTCGCCGCGGATCGTTGGGCACCCCTTCGGCTACCGGCACTGGTTCTGGTCGGTGTCGGTCTACAAGCGGCTGAACATGGCGCAGGCCCTCCGCGCGCAGAAGAAGGGATCCCCGACGATCGA